AAAAAACATTTAGAGATTTTCTAAATAAAGGTGAAGTGCCCAATTTACTTCTTGCTGGACCTGCTGGATGTGGCAAGACTACAGTTGCTAAGGCACTCTGTAATGAACTTGGAGTAGATTTTTATGTCATTAATGGATCCGATGAGGGTAGATTCCTCGATACTGTCAGAAACAATGCGAAGAACTTCGCTTCGACCGTCTCACTTTCGTCAACTGCTAAACACAAAGTCATCATCATTGATGAGGCAGATAACACAACCAACGATGTACAACTCCTCCTACGGGCGTTTACTGAGGAATTTAGTGGCAATTGTCGGTTCATCTTCACCTGTAACTATAAAAACAAAATTATTGAACCACTTCATTCCCGATGTGCAGTCGTCGAGTTTTCAATACAAGGGAAACAAAAACCACAAATTGCAGGTCAATTCTTTCGAAGATTGCAACAAGTCTTGGATGATGAAGGAATCAAATACCAAGAAAAAGTACTTGCAGAACTTATCAATAAGTACTTTCCAGACTGGAGACGAGTCCTTAACGAATGTCAAAGATACTCAGTTAGTGGAGAAATTGATTCGGGTATTCTTTCTACTTTTTCGGAAGTAAAAACTGATGAACTTATTAGAAATCTTAAAGAAAAAAACTTTCCTGAAGTACGTAAGTGGGTCGTCAGTAATCTGGACAATGATTCTGGTGTACTTCTGCGTCGTGTTTACGATGCTTGTTATGAAACCCTTGATGGTCCTTCTATTGCTGCTGCTGTTCTCATTGTTGCTAAGTATCAGTATCAGGCAGCATTTGTGGCAGATCAAGAAATAAATCTTCTTGCTGCTTTGACTGAAATTATGGTGGAGTGCAAATTTAAATGAGCACAGAGTTGAAGGATTGGTTAAACACAATTAATCAAACAAAAGATAATATAATGGATGAAAATCCTTTATCTGAAAAAGAATATCCTCCTTATATTATTAACCGTTGTCTATCTGGACACATTGATTGCATTATGTATGCCAATGAAATGAATTTGTATAATCATCTGGATAAAAAACTTCAGTATGACTTTTTTATAAATATAATCAGAATCAAGAAGAGATTTTCTCCTTGGGTCAAAAAAGAAAAAATCAAAGATATTGATTACGTCAAATCTTACTATGGATATAGTAATGAAAAGGCAGAACAGGCTTTGAAAATTCTTAGTAAAGAACAAATTAATTTTATTAAACAAAAACTTGATATTGGAGGAACAAAATGAGCGTCGTTCAAGAACCTGAAGTGAAATGGACTCCTGACCAAATGGTGGAAGTTATTCTGAATGAACCAGATGACTTTCTTAAAGTTCGTGAGACTTTGACCCGTATCGGAGTTGCTTCAAGAAAGGAAAAGAAAATCTATCAATCTTGCCATATTCTGCATAAGCAGGGTAAGTATTATCTTGTGCATTTTAAAGAGTTGTTTGCTTTGGATGGAAAACCAGCAAACTTAACTGTTAATGATGTACAACGTCGTAATAGAATCACTCATCTACTTGCTGATTGGGGTCTGATTACTGTAGTAGATTTGAATAAAATTTCTGATATTGCACCTTTGAATCAAATTAAAGTTTTATCTTTCAAAGACAAAGGTGATTGGATTTTGGAAACAAAATACAATATTGGTGCTAAGAAAAAAAGAGGTGAAGAAGAAACCGAATGATTTTTTAGGGAGGTCCGAACCTCTCTTTTTTATTGATTTCTGCTATATATTTTTAGGATGCCTTCGGGGTCCACAAAACACAAACTCGCTTTTAAAGGAGCTACTATAATGACTAACCTAACAAGGTATACTGCTGCGGATCTTCCTGCACTGATGGAAAAGATTACTCGCAACTCTATCGGAATGGATGAATACTTTGACCGTCTCTTTCACCTACACGAAACGACTTCCAACTATCCCCCGTATAATTTAGTCCAAGTCAGTAATGTAGAATCACGACTTGAGATTGCTCTCGCAGGATTTAGAAAGAAAGAGGTCTTTGTCTATACACAAGATGGCAAACTCTTTGTAGAGGGACAAAAAGAAGATAAAGAGACAGAATCAAACTATCTTCACAAAGGTCTAGCACAAAGAAGTTTTACAAGAGTCTGGACACTCTCGGATGATACAGAAGTGCGAGCAGTGGAGTTTGAGGATGGACTTCTCACTGTTACTTTGGGCAGGATTGTTCCAGAGTATCATAAGAGAAAGGATTATCTATAAATAGAACGGAATATCGTCGGCGCATTTTAAGAGAGGTAACTGGCAACTTCCAGTTGACACCTCTCTTTTTTGTTGCTATAATTTTTTGAGGTAAATAAAAAACATGACTGTTAAACTTGCTGTACTTAAATCTGGGGAAGATGTTGTAGCAGACATTAAAGAATTGGTTGATGATGACGGAAACGTAGTATCATTAATCTTTTCAAACCCAGTAGTTGTTAAATTGATTTCACCTCAAGTACTGCTTGAAAGTGAAAAAGAGCATGAATATAAAATTGCTTTTTATCCCTGGATGCCTTTGTCATTTGATAAAAACATACCAATAAAAAAAGATTGGATTGTGACTATTGTTGAACCAGTGGAGATGGTAAAAAAATCTTATGAGGAGAGAATGAATGGAAACGAACAAAACGATAATGTTGATTCTATTAATGAACAATACATTCCTGATATCTGAAATAGAAGAACTTGTAGTTGATTTTGGTGAACCAAATTGTAAGCTAACGAATCCCTTTTTAGTTTCTGGTGAGAATGAACTATCTTCATGGATAGAAAAATATACAGATGTTAATGAGATGATGATTAGTTCAGAAAAAATTCTGACGATTGTTGAACCAAACAAAACCTTGATAGACAAATATCTAGAACTTACACGATGAGATTTTACACCAATGTCTATGAAAAATTTAATAAAATTTTGGTCCGTGGATATGACAATGGTGAGTATTTTCAAATAGAAGAAGAGTATCAACCAACTCTTTTTGTTCCTTCAAAGAAAAAAACAAAATATAAAACTCTAGATGGTTATGCAGTAGAACTCATTCAACCTGGAAAGATTTCTGACTGTAGAGAATTTCTTGACAAGTATTCTAAGGTTGATGGGTTTGTTGTCTATGGTAATGATAATTACAAGGCACAGTACATCTCAGATAAGTATCCTGAAGATGAAATTAAGTTTGACATCTCAAAAATCCGTCTTGTAACAATTGACATTGAGGTTGCTGCCGAAGGTGGATTCCCAAATGTATTTGATTGTGCAGAAGAAATTCTGACTATTACCCTTCAAAATTACTCAACAAAGCAAATTGTTTGTTTTGCAAATAGTCGAGAATATAATAATACTCGTAATGATGTTGCTTATGTTAAGTGTTTTGATGAAATTGATTTGATTAATCGTTTCCTTGCATTTTGGGAACAAAATACTCCAGATGCCATTACAGGATGGAATTGTGAGTTGTATGATATTCCCTATATCGCAGGTCGCATTGAACGTATTCTCGGTGAAAAAGAAGCACGTCGTCTTTCTCCCTGGGGTAATATTCGCAGAAAAGAACTTGTAATACAAGGGAGAGAGCAGGTTTCTTATGAAATTGCAGGTGTTTCTGTGATTGACTATCTTGATTTATATAAGAAATTCACGTACACCAATCAAGAATCTTATCGTTTGGACCATATTGCAAATGTTGAACTTGGTCAGAAAAAACTAGACCACTCTGAGTTTGATACTTTCCGAGAGTTCTATACTAAGAATTGGCAAAAATTTGTTGATTATAACATCAAAGACGTTGAACTTGTTGACCAACTGGAAGACAAGATGAAACTCATTGAGTTATGCTTAACGATGGCATATGATGCCAAGGTTAATTATAATGATGTATTCTTTCAAGTAAGAACTTGGGATGCGATTATTTACAACTACCTTAAGAAACGTAACATCGTTATTCCCCCAAAAGATAAATCATCTAAGGATGATAAATTTGCAGGGGCATATGTCAAGGAACCGATTCCTGGGATTTATGATTGGGTGGTTAGTTTTGACCTTAATAGCCTGTATCCCCATCTTATTATGCAGTACAACATCTCACCAGAAACACTCGTTGAGACAAGGCATCCATCAGCTTCAGTTGAACGGTTACTTGCAAAACAAATAACAATTGATGGTGAATATTCTGTTTGTGCTAATGGAGCACAGTACAGGAAAGATATAAAGGGATTTCTCCCAGAGTTAATGGAGAAAATGTATAATGACCGAGTTATCTTCAAAAAGAAGATGATTGAGGCAAAGAAAGCATATGAAAAGACTCCTACCAAAGAGTTGGAGAAGGAGATTGCTCGTTGTAATAATATCCAAATGGCAAAGAAGATTTCTCTGAACTCTGCTTATGGTGCCATTGGAAATCAATACTTTAGGTATTATAAACTGGCAAATGCTGAGGCAATTACATTAAGTGGTCAAGTTTCAATCCGATGGATTGAAAGGAAAATGAATCAGTATCTAAATAAGATATTAAAAACACAAGATTTTGATTATGTCATTGCTTCTGATACTGATTCCATTTATCTTAATATGGGTCCTGTGGTTGAAGGTGTATACAAGGGAAGAGAGACGACTCGTGAGAAAGTTGTTTCGTTCCTTGACAAGTTGTGTAAGATGGAATTTGAACCTTATATTGAAAGTTCTTATCAAGAATTGGCGGAATACGTGAATGCATATGACCAAAAGATGCAGATGAAACGGGAAAATATTGCTGACCGTGGAATCTGGACTGCCAAGAAAAGATACATTCTTAACGTTTGGGATAGTGAAGGTGTTCGATATGAACAACCAAAACTTAAGATTATGGGACTAGAAGCGGTTAAGTCTTCTACTCCTGCTCCTTGTCGTCAGATGATTAAGGATGCTCTGAAAATCATTATGACTAAAACTGAAGATGATATGATTGATTATATCGAACAGACTCGTAAAGAGTTTACTAATCTTTCTGTGGAGCAAATTTCATTCCCTAGAACTGTTTCTGATGTAGTCAAACATAAAGCACACGCAACAATTTATGGAAAGGGAACTCCAATTCATGTTCGTGGTGCTCTTCTTTATAATCATTTGATTCGGGAGAAAAAACTGGATAAAAAATATGCAGTAATTCAGAATGGTGAAAAAATTAAATTTTGCTATTTAAAACTTCCCAATCCAATTCGAGAAAACGTGATTTCTTATATTCAAGAATTTCCAAAGGAACTCGGTCTGGACAAATACATTGATTATGAACTACAATTTAACAAAGCATTCTTGGAACCAATGAAGGTTATTCTTGATGCTATCGGATGGAAAGTAGAAAAAACAATTACCTTAGAATCATTTTTTGCCTGATGGATTTTTT